CTCCCTCCGGAGCCAAGTTTGACGCCGCCGGCTACCTGGCCGGGCTGGAGAAGGTCACGCTCGAAGGTGTCGCCCGTGTGGACGCCATAGAGCGCGAGGGCCTGCGCAAGAACGCCGAGCTGCTGGCCGCCGGCAAGATCAACCGCACCCAGGCGGCCCAGGCCGTCAACCTCATCGAGCAGGAGGCGGCAGACCAGCGGCGTGACATCGCGCTGACCGAGGCCGAGGCCCGGCGCAGCATCATCCAACAGATGGGCGAGGACGAAGCTGCCGCGGCGAAGGCGCGCGGCGAGCAGCAGGCCAAGGACCTGGCGATGGCCCGCGAGATCCAGCTTGCCGACGACCCTATTGGGCGGCTGCAGTTGGAGCTGCAAACCAAGAGCGACATGCTGACGGCAGCCGCCGAGCGGGACCGGGCGAATGAGGAACTGTACGCCGCGGCGCGCATCGAGCTTGAGGATCAGACATCATCGGCGATCACGGCGATTCGAGTGCAGCAGTACACCGCATTCGCCGGCACGCTGGACAGCGCGGCGAATGCGGTGTCCAGCTTTGCGGGCAAGCAGAATGCGGCGTACAAGGCGCTGTTTGCGGCGTCCAAGGCGTTCGCCATCGCTGAGTCGGCCATCAAGATTCAGCAGGGGATCGCCAATGCCGCGTCGCTCCCCTACCCGGCCAACCTTGTGGCCATCGGCACGGTCATCGCTGCCACCGCGAGCATCGTCAGCACGATCAAAGGTACGAACTACGGCGGGGGTCGGCTGCAGGGAGGGCCCGCCAGCGCGGGCAGCACGTACCGGATCAACGAAAGCGGAGCTCCGGAGGTGTTTGCCGGCGCCAACGGCAACCAGTACATGATGCCGACCCAGAATGGCAAGGTGATCCCGGCCGATGGCCTGGGTGGCGGCAAGGCGCCGACCATCATCATCCAGAACATGGGCACGCCGCAGCGGGTCGAGTCGCAGAACTACGACAGCGGGTCGAACACAGCGACCCTCGTCATGGCGGACCTGGTGGACCAGTTCAGCAGCAACAGCGGCCCCGCGTGGTCAGCGCTGACCCGCTCCAGCAACGTCCAGGGTCGGCTGTAGACTCCCGGCATGGTCGCCTCGTACCCGCTCCACATCCGCACGCTGCTGCGTGCCGGCAAGAGCCGCACGCAGCCCGCCAAGTTCACCGTGGCCGAGCCCAGGCGCGGGTATGCCTACGTCAAACCGATCGGGACGGATGTGCCGGTGTTTTGGGACATCGAGTTCCGTTTTACCGGCGACGAGGCGATCGTCTTCAAGTTGTGGTTCGACGAGATCATCGCGGGCGGGGTGGACGAGTTCACCTTGCCCATACGCACCGAGTTCGGCACCGTCACCCACACGTGCCATTTTTTGCCTGACGGCCTGTTGCCGGCCACCGAGGCGGGCCAGACGTGGGGGTACAAGGCTACGATCATGGCCCGTGCGCTCGTCACGCCGGCCGGGTACAGCGAGGCGGCCGAACTCATCGTCGGGCTGCCCGACTGGCGGACCTGGGCAGAGTTGCTCGACCTGGGTATTACCCAAGAGATGCCCGATGGATAAGCGCGAGTATTGGACCACCAAGCCGCCGTTGCCAGAGTACGAGGCGCTGACATTCACGCATCCGTCGTTCTCCGCGCCGATCCGGCTGGTCATCGACCAGTTCGCGCCCGTCACACTGGGTGGCAACGTCCACACGCCGGTGCCGGGCCAGGTCAAAGAGCCAGACCAGGCGGGCAGCAACGTGCGCCTCACTCTGACGTTCCCGCGGGCCGTCGTAGGTGCCGAGTTCAAGCGGCAGTTGCAACTCGTGCAGGCCAGCGGCAGTGTTGCGCCGATCACCTGCAGCTACGCGCGTTACCTGGTCGACACTGCCGCGCCCGAGGTAACCTGGGAGTTGTACGTCGCGGATCAAGGTGGTGTGACGATCACCCCTGACGCAGTGCAAGTCGTGGCCACGGATGACAACCCTATGCGCCGGCCCGCCAGCCTCATCTACGACCCGGCCGTGTGGACCGGGCTGCAGGTGCTGTGACGCCGGCCGAGTTCACTGCCCGCGCCGTAGGCCTGCCGTGGGCACGTTGGCGCGCTGACTGGCAGGCGATGGACTGCTACGGGCTCATCGTGCTGTGGCACCGTGAGGTGCTGGGCGTGGACATCGGCGACGTGCCGCAAACCGACATCGCAGCCGGATTCGTGGCGTCATCAGGGTGGGAGGAACTGCCCAGCCCGGCGGCCGGCGCAACGTGTTGGATGGCGTGGCGCGCGGGGGCACCCACTCATTGCGGCGTGATGCTGGACGGCCAGCGCGTGCTGCACGCCGAGGGTAGGCCCGGCCAACCAGGCAACGTGCGCATCACGCGCCTGCGTGCCCTTACCCAGGTGTACGGGCACATCCGGTACTATCGGCACCTGCATGCACCTTACCCTCCCGACTGACCCTCCGCGCGTCGTGCTACTGCACGCCGATGCCACGCTGCAGCAGCAGATCGTTGCGGCGTGGCCGGCGGGCGGCGGGGCGTGCGAGATCCGCATTGACGGAGCACTTGTTGACCCGCTGACTGACCCTCGCTTGGACGTGCCGCCTACGCATGGTGTGCGGGTGGCGCTGGTGACGCGGCCGGCGGGTGCGATGGTTCGGCCATTCCGTGGGATCCTGCGGGTATTCGACCCGGTGCTAAACCGTGCGTTCACTTCCCTAGGCTTGTACGGCAGCAACTCGCCGGCCGACGGTGCGTTTACTGGCAAAGATTCACCAAATAACTCACTGACGGTTCAGACGAACATCGTCCGCGCGTACCAGGGTGTGCCTGACGTGTACGGGTATCGCCGAATCTGGCCCGACCTGATTCAGCCGTCAGTTGTCGAGTATGTCAGCAACGTCAAGCAGGTGACCGAGTGGATGTGCCTGAGCCGCGGTAAGGGGGAAATCACGGCGATTCAATACGCCGAAACACCACTCTCGGATATAACGGGTGCAAGTTATACTGTGTTTGAGCCGGTCCCGGTTGGCGGTGTTTATGAGTTCGGAGCGACCACAATAACTGATGTCTACGAACAGTTTGCCAGCCCAGACGTGAGCGGGCAGGAGCTGCCGTACGCGATCACGTTCCCCACGTTGGCGAAAGTCGGAACGTTTGCTGCAAATAACGGAGATGCGTTTTTCACCGTAGCCATCACCGACGGGGCGGATCTTGACAACCTGAAAAGTCTCGTGCCAAGCGGTACTGCCCACGTCAATTTCACATATTCAGCAGGAACATTCGACGCCGACTGTACCGTGCAGGCGGTCGTTGTTGCCAGCGGCACTGCAACGTTCACATTTTCTAGCGCAGTTTGGGGCGGCGGACCATTCTCCGAGGGCGGGATATCTTTTACCATCGCGCCCCATGGATCAACGTCAACAGTTGTCGGACCTATTACGCTACCGATTGCCGCATCGCAAATATGGTGGAACCTCGCGTTTCTGCGCGGACTGCAGGGTACGGTGCAGGTCAAGTCGGAGTGGTGGAAAATTGACAGCGCGGGCGTTGAGATCGGCGGCACACGTCAAAATCAGACCGACGGCTATACGGCCGCGTCGTACGACCAAAAGTTCTTCACTCAGAAAGTCACTCCGAGCGGTGGGGCGGGGCGATACAAAATCCAGTTTACTCGGCTCACCGTCCAGATATCCGGTGACGGCGCCGACGTGGCAAAACTTGAACTCGTATCGTCCGTGAGGTACTCTGCAAGCAAGATAATGCCGGCTTGCACGATTATGAGGCTGTCCACAAAGGCCAGTGAAGGATCGGCAGGGCTTGGGGAACGGAAGTTCAACGTGCGCTGGCATCGGTGGTGCCGTACTCTATCCGGGGTCACGCCTGGCGCAACCCGTAATTTTGCTCGCGCCATCGCCCATATCTGGCACATCAACGGCAACGATATTTCCCAGATCGACACGTCGGCATTTGCTGCAGTCAACGCTGAGTTTGGCGAGGACTCGCCCATGCTGCGCTATGACGGTTCGCTGGACGACTCCGATGTGTCGCTCGGTGGGCGCATGCAGACGATTGCGGACACGGCCCGGTGCATGATCTGGCGTGACGGCACACAGTGGTCGGTAGTGCGCGATCAGGCGCGGACCGAGATCGACTTGCAGCTCGACTACCGTACCCTGGCCGCGGGCGGTGAATCATCGATGAGCTTTTCGGCTCACATGCCTCGCTCGCAAGACGGCGTCGAGGTCGAGTATGTGGATGAGGCGACGCAGCAAACCCGCGCCTATGTCCGTTTGAGCACCCTCACCGGAGCCCCTGTGGTCGGCTCTCCTCTTCATCCGATTAAGGTCAAGCTCACCGGCTGCACGACGACCGCTCAGGCCACGAACCGCGCCTATCTTGAGGCCCGCCGCCTGCTGTACCAGCGTGTCACGGTCACCGACACGGCCCTTGCTGAGGCCCAGGCGCTCGCGCCGCTCGCGCTGGTACGCTGGGTGGATCCAACGGACTTCGGCGGCGCCGAGGACGCGCTACAGGCCGGCGAGGTGCTGGCGGTGGACGGGCTCAACGTCACGACAAGCGAGCCGCTCGCTTTCGCCGGCGAACCGGACGGACGGATCCAGTTCACCGGCACGGACGGGCGCATGCTCGGCTCGCCGATCTTGTGCACCCCTGCTGCGGGAGGCAGGTGCGTGCTGGACACGGCTGCGCCCGCTGGCGTGTATGTGGCGGGCACGACCCGTCAGCTCGGCAGTCGGTATGCTTTCGGGCCGGGGCTCAGTGCTGCCGAGCTGGCTGCTGCGGGGCTTTATACCGTCGTGCCGCCGCTGCGGCCGACCGGGCGCGACGGCAACGTCACGTTGACCCTGGTAAATTACGACTCACGCATCTACGAAATGGATTGATCGATGACCACAACGAACCCGGTTCCGAGTAACGACCCGACCGACCTCGTGTTCAACGCCCAGAAACTAGACCAGGTAGTCAACTCCGATTTACCTGAATACACCGACCGTCTTGGAGTAATTCGGCAAACCGCAGCGGGCGCGACGGCAAGCATTCGCGCGTTCAATTCGCGCGGAGCGTGGGTTACTGCGACGGCGTACCAGATCCGAGACCTCGTGCTCGACGGCGGCATATGGTACGCCTGTGTCACGGTGCATACGTCTGGCGCAACGTTTGCCGGGGATGCCGCAAACTGGCGCGTACACCAAGGTGTGACGAAAGCTGAATTGCTCGATACCGGTAGCGCAAGCAACAACGCCGGAATGATCGGGTTTCTGTACTCGCTCGGGTACGGTGCGGGGACACTCGGCAAGTGGCTAAAGGACCTGGCCACGACGGCAGGTGCCGGGTTTATCGGTGTGCTGGATACCGCTGCGTATTATGCGGGCGCGACAGTGGAAACGG